CTCAATCCCACCGATAAGCCTTCAAAGCGTTATCGGCGCTTCCTGAAAAGGATGCAAGACTTGGGCCTTAAAACCCTCGTCAAGGGATACTCCAATCTCGCCCATGAACTGGTCTCACGACCTACACTCATGGGTTCAGGCTCCTCAACAGGAGACTGGATAGACGGCTTCGAGGACACACCCGTGTTCTTCGAATATTGCCGCTACTATCGGACTGGAGATTCCAAGTTGTTGGATTTCTTGTACACGTTCCTTAACTTCGGAAAGAAGTTGGAATTTGACGATGAGTCCTTCAATTCAGCCGCCTTTCGCGACTGGCTTGGAATAGAGAAAAGGCTGAGCGATCATGAGTATTGTCCTGATGACATATCTTCCCTACGGAAGATCCTCGGGGCTGTACTGCCCACATTCACGTTTGAGGACGCCAGGCCAAAGTTTGGCCCTGGTGCAGTTCAGGAGCGTGGTGTGAAGGGAAGGCTGGGAAAGTTGCGAAACTTACCCTATGATCCCCTCATTGATCGTTTCTTCTTCCGTGGTCATATAGGCATGTATGGCTATGGTGAGGAACACGGACTCGACGTTTCTAGGATCATCCCTGATCCGGACCGTTGGTCCCCTGATAGAGAGCTGAGCTCTAGGACTGCGCGTGTGCGCTTCGTTCGCAAGAATATGTGGGTGTCACGGACCATTTGCATGGAACCGAACCTCCTCATGTACTTCCAGCAAGCCGTTATGCGCGAGTTTCTACGACTTTTAGACGATTCTCCGATGTCTTCTTTTATAGACATCGAAGACCAGAGTAGGAATCGAAGCCTCGGTCTTTACGGTAGTTATACCGGCGAGATTGATACTCTCGACCTTTCTGCGGCGAGTGATTCAGTAACGGTTAAGCTTGTGAAGGGTATCTTCCCTCCATCATGGCAAATTCCTATGCTGGTCACTAGATCTAACTCGGTCATACTCCCCGATGATTCAATTATGAACATCGTGAAGTTTGCCCCGATGGGATCAGCGTTATGCTTCCCTACGCAATGTATTGTCTTTGCGTCGGTATGCATCTACGCCGCTTGTCTACAGCTCTACGAGTCGCTTTCCGTCCCGACCAGTTTTCACGATTGGCTGACCGATCGCCAGATATTGGACGTTGTCTCTCGCTTTATGCGGAGACCCCAATTCTCGCGTACGGACTACCAACCGCTGGCCGTGTACGGCGATGACATCTGTGTAGACCGAAGACTCACGGATGTTGTAAAGTCCATCTTAACCCGTCTTGGTTTCGTTGTTAATGAGAGCAAGTCTTTCGTTGGCACTCAGGCCTTCCGAGAAACATGCGGAGGGTACTACCTAGACGGGAACGACATTACTCCCCTGTACTTTCGAGTTAAGGGGGTGAAGAGAAAACTAACTCCTTCACATGTCGCTTCTCAAGTCCATCTCATTAA